AGCGTTTGGTACTTCTTTGCTAAAACTTATCACTCCCAACAACTCCCCCTAAACTCACAATACTTACAAGCATAATAATCTGAGTCAACTGCAATTCTCGGCAATAGCTCATTATTCTTACTTGCATTTAAAATATCTACGGCTTTATCACTTGTCTTCTGTGCAAGGTGCATATTAAACGGAACAAGTTCAAAATATATCTCGCAGGTATTTTTGTTGATGACAGTAAACAATGCAGGATTGTCTGTCAAATTCATGTAAGACTGGTATAAAGCAATCTGTGCTGCATATGTTTCATTTGTCCTTAGTACGCCTTTCCGAACAAATTCATTGAAGCTCTTGTCATTAGCAGACTTACACTCCCACAACATAGGATACTTAATATCCTCTGGCCCACCACAGATTACACCATCTATATGACCTCTTATCTGATCATCTGCTATGGAGAAACCAAACTGTTCGCCATTCTTATCTGTGCTTCTCAAATCAAAACCTGCATTGACAATCCACCCATGAGCCATGTCTTCTATCACATGACCAAACTGGAATATCCTATACACCTTTGCAGTAAAGCCACTACCAGAGTCTTGCTCTTTACCCATGTATCTATACTGTATCTTTCTTGCACAAGCATCACCCAGAGAAGAAGCACCAAGATAGGTTCTCTGTTTCTCTTTCTTTTTGCTTTCAATTATACTGTCGTCAATTAGCTGTGCTATTTTGCTCTTTGTTTTTTCCAAAGGGGAACTCTGCACTTTTGTCTCCGACATTGTATTTGAGCCAAATGGCTGCCAAGTAAGTTTCGTCAACGTCATCTCCTACATCCTTCATTTGTTGTATTGTCATTACTAAATATAAAATTGCCTGCTCATCTAGCTCAGATAACTTTGTGTTCCAGTCTAACTGACCACAGAGCTTGGCTACATCCTTTAAAATATTAAATGTCATTCTCTGCTTCCATTATAGCTTTTCCTATCATTTCTGCAATCTGTGGCACAATAGCATTACCAAGACCTTTAAGTCTTTTCATTCTATCCTTTTGACCAACTGCCACTCTTGGCGTATCCTTCTCCCAGTTCTCATCCCACACAACCCGAACATTTTTAAGAGAAGCGTCTTGATTATTTAAATCAGTCCACCCTTTCGGATAACCCATAAGTAATTCAACCCACTCAGAGGCTAACGTACCCTCACCAGTATTACGAACATTTGGATCATTACCCAACATTTTCTGCATATTACCACCAGCCTTGCCTGCGGCATCTTCATTAGCAGTAGGTGTTGGAAACATTTGTAAATGCTGAATAGCATCTGGCAATGAGTTTGTTTCTGGGTTTCTACCTGTCTTTGCCATTGTTTCTGGCTTTCGTGGCATTAGATGATCTCTTGCAGTTGGCGTTGGAAAATTCCACTTCACCATTCTTGGTGGTCGCAATGTCGTACCATTCATCATCTGTTCGGCTTCTATCTCTGTAAGCACACCTTCTTCAACCATCTTTCTCAACATCAACGTCTGACCTTCAGATGCGTGACCATAACCTTTTGTCGTAGGTGTTGGCCACATTATTTTTTGATTTTCCTCAATAACTTTAGTCGCAAGAGTATGTGATCTTGTTTTGCCTACAGAAGGTGGTACTTTTTTTCCATCTTTATAATCTCTTGCTCTCGGAGTAGGCCACACTTTAACAGAGTCTGCTAAATTTAAACTGTGACTGCTATTGCCGTCTTTTGACTTACGTCTACCATTTTCTGTAAGTTCTGCTTGTGGATGCTCTATCTCTTGTGTTGTAGGTGTCGGCCACATTTTAGAAGAGTGAAATTTGTTCGGGTTGTTTAAGCTCTCTTGATTCTGTTTTAACGATTGGTTTTCCATCTCCTCTTGGATTAGCAATGATCCAAACTCGTTCTCTTCTGTGGAAAGCACCGACCCCTGAAGCTGGAATAATATGTGGGATGGCTTGATACCCAATACTTTCCAAGTCAGAGAGTGTCCTTTGCAATCCCAATGGCTCATTAACAAAGCCTCGCACATTTTCTCCAATGACCCATTTAGGTTGTAGGTTTTCAATAATGGCAACCATTTCTGGCCAGAGATCGCGGTCGTCATCTGCTCCCTTTCTTGATCCTGCCAACGACCAGGGTTGACATGGGAAACCTCCTGTAATGATGTCGATTTTTCCAAGTTCTTTTTCATTTATTGTCCTCACATCTTCATATATCGGCACATTAGGCCAACGCTTTTTTAAAATTTCTTGAGCAAATGGTTCGTTGTCACAAAATGCAACTGTTTCAAATCCACCAGCCCAACTTAAACCTAAAGCAAATCCACCAATACCACTAAACAAATCTAAATGTCTTAATGGATTGTTGGGTCGTCTTGGTTCATCATTATCTTTTTCTTCCATCCTACTCCCTCTTCATCTCTCATAAAGTAAACAGTAAATAGCTCTGACCCCATGTGAGATATAATCGCATGACCTGAGTTGGTGATGTCATTATTTGTATCGAAAACTGTCTGCAACTTATCTTCTAGTTCAAATAAAAAACCACTGTCATCTAAGTCATTTTTTAATGCAGTAAAGAAATTTACATGAAGTATACCCTCGTCTGTATCTAATAACATTCTCACCTCTATAGATGCCATCATGCAACATCTTTGTTAATGACATTATAAATCATGGCATCAATACCTTGTTTGTTCCAAAGATAGTTAAGGTGACAAGCTGCTCTGTACTTTGTCCAAGAGAAGTCAAAAGGGTTTATAGTAATTCCTAAATTACCTAACATCATTCTCTGTTTATCACTAATCTTCTCATTTAACCATCTTTTACCTTTCTTAGAACTGTCACTATCTTCAATCTCTCTTAGAAAGTCGTCAGCAGACGCAATTGCTTGTTGCCTTGTTCCTATACTGACCATTCTTAACTTGCCACCTGTACGCTTTACAATGCCACAAGACAAGTCTCCAAGATCAGCAATCAACGCAAAACCATTAAATCCTGTCGCAGACAAGCATTTACCTGTTCCAAATATATCTGTCCATCTAAAGGGAGAACGATCAATAAGTTCTACCTCTGTCATGTTGAACTCTACAAGATTGTCATCTTTGTCTTGACCAAACTCAAAACCACAGATAGGACACTCTCTTACACCTAATGGCACTACAGAGTTACATTCAGGACAAGACTTCTCTGGTGCTTGACCACTGCCGTCTGCCTTGCCGCCATCAAGATTGACATCATCTTCTAACGATCCATGTGTTAAGACAGATGTACCAAAGTCTAATACGATACAATCTGTTTTAATAATGTTAGGATGTTCATCTGGATTAATTGTTCTTAATCCTCTGCCAATCATCTGCACCATTGTTGCTTTGTAAGAACATGGTCTTGTTAATATAATGCAAGAGACAGGTGGTGCATCAAACCCCTCTGTCAATACTGCCACATTTACAACTACTTGGAGTTCACCATTCTCTAAATCCTCAAGTATATTAGCACGAACATTTTTATCTGTTTCACCTGTCACAACTTCTGCTCTGATACCTTGATTGACAAACTCATCACATAAGTCTTCTGCATGAGCCACAGTAGAACAGAACACAACTGTCTTACGATCTGCTGCTCTTTGTCTCCATTCATCAACAACTCTTTGATTGATAGCTCGTTTGTTCATAATACGAGCCACCTGATCCATATCAAAATCAACTATTGTTTTACGAACATTTTGCAATTCGGAACGTACACCTACGTCAATAACGTAAGTTCTTGGAGTTACAAGAAAACCTTCACGAATGAGTGTTGATATTTCTATTTGATGGCTGCAATTAGTAAAGACCTCACGTAAACCTTTTTTATCACCACGATTAGGTGTGGCAGTAAAACCAACGATTTCAACATTCTCATTAGTTTGTTTAGCATGATTAATAATTCTTAGATAAGTATCTGCAACAATGTGATGGCTCTCATCAACGACTACCATGTCAATTGGCTTCATGTTCTGCAAATTGTTCGGTCTTGATAGCGTCTGCACCATAGAAAATACAGTGTCACCAGACCAATCTTTTGCTTCAGCATTGACAACGCTGGTAGATATGTTCGGATTAACTCTCTTAAATTTGTCCATGTTCTGGTTAACAAGCTCATCTCTGTGCTGTAATACAAGAACATTCTTGTTATCTTTTCTTTTACCGATAAGAGATGACAACATGATTGTCTTGCCAGCTCCTGTAGGTGCGACAACAACAGTGTTACCATGCTTGTCTAAAGCATCTGATGCAGAGTTAACAGCTATCTCTTGATAAGGTCTAAGTAGCATTATTAATTATTCTCCAATGTGCTAATTTACATCTATTTGCTTTAAATTTTTGTCCTTTTACACCTTTCTGTGAAGCATTAACAATTAAACAATCGTTTTGACATTTTTCCGAATGAGGTTTTCCATGTTTTTTATAAAACTCACAAAGAGAAACATTTAAAGATACCTTTGATTGTACTTCAAATTTTAATTTAGAATTATTAAATTCAATTGTAACATCAAATGGTATCTCCCAATTACCATCAATAAATTCTTGTGGTTGTGTCCTACTTTTCATTATTCCATCTCCCATCTATAGA